GGTGTAGTACCAGGCGTCTCACAAACTTGGACAAGGATTCAAACACCGTAATGTTTTTTGGAGCAACACCTTTCGCATCAACTACTTTTGCCGGAGTCGGTATACAGAATATCACTGTATTAGCTAATGGTAATAGATTAAATATAGCAATAGGTAATACAACAGTAGATTTAATTACTACTGTAAACGTTACAGGACAACAAATTAACCTTGCAACTAACCCCGTAAGTGTGATATCATGGAACCCAATACCACCAGGAGTAAATCAAGTTTGGGTCCCAATAGATCCAGACGCATAGGAGAATTATGGCATCAAGTACATCAACAGACTTAAAACTAGAACTCATAACAACAGGTGAAAAATCTGGTACATGGGGAACTATTACTAATACAAACTTACAAATTTTAGAACAAGCAGCTAGTGGTTATATATCACTTGCAGTAGGTTCAGGAGACGTTGCTCTATCTCTAGCTAATCATGCAACAGCAAACGGTAAAAATTTATACTATAAATTAACAGGAACTTTAACAGCAGCAAGAACAGTAACTATGCCTGATGGTGCTGAAAGAGTTTTTATTGTAGAAGATGCAACAGCTAGATCTTCTTCTAATTATACATTAACAGTTAAAACAGTTTCAGGAACAGGTGTTACTTTACCTGTAGGATCAACAACAATTTTATATTCTGATGGCACAAACATTACAGGAAAATTACAAACAAAAGGATACTACACACCACCTTCTACATATACAGCAGTTAATGGTGATCAATTATTAATAAACACATCAGGAAGTGGTATTGGTACTGCAGTTACAATTAACTTACCGGCATCCCCTGCAGTAGGTAATGAAGTACATTTTATAGATAGTGGTAATGCTTTTGCATCTAACAATTTAACAATCGGTAGAAACAGTTCAAACATATTAGGAGCAGCTTCTAACTTAGTGGTTAATACTAATGGTGCTGCATTTACTTTAGTGTATGTCAATGCAACTAGAGGCTGGATCTATAAAGATAACATATAGGAGCACGGACCATGGCTCTAATTGATTTTAAAGTCTTACCTGGAATAGATAAACAAGACACTGCATCTGGTGCTGAAAACAGATGGATTGATTGTGATAATACAAGATTTAGATATGGACTACCTGAGAAAGTTGGTGGTTGGTCATCATTAGTTACAGATACAATTGTAGGTGTCGCAAGACGTCAGTTTGCTTTTGTAGACTTAGATGGAAATAGATATATTGCAATAGGTACAGATAAATTTTTACTTATATATTTTGAAGGTCAACTCTATGACATTACACCTTTAAAAGCTACATTAGCTTCTTGCACTATTGCAACAACTAATAACTCTGCTGTTTGTTCTATAACAAAATCAAATCATGGTTTATCTGCTGGTGATATTGTATTATTAGATAACGTAACTTTACCAGGTGGTACAGGTTATCAAAACTCTGATTTTGAAGATAAATTATTTCAAGTAACTTCTATTACAAGTACAAGTGTATTTACAATTACACAAAGCTCTAATGCAACAGCAACAGTTTCAACAGGTGGTAGTTTACAAGTCAAACCTTATGAACAAGTTGGACCTGCAGAACAATCATATGGTTATGGTTGGGGTATTGATACATGGGGTAGTGGAGCATGGGGAGAAGCAGCTTCAGCATCAGATGTTAGTCTGGAACCAGGCCTCTGGAGTTTAAGTAATTTTGGTCAAGTATTAATTGCAACAATTGCAAATGGAAAAACTTTTACATGGAATGCGGGGGACGCTTCAAGATTAACAGTAAGAGCATCTACATCAACTTCAGGATTTTCTACATCAGCTAATCCAACAGCAACTAGAGTATCTTTAGTTTCACCTACAACACGTCACTTGATTCATTTAGGTACTGAAACAACTATTGGAGATACATCTACGCAAGATGATATGTTTATTAGATTCTCTGATCAAGAAGATATAAACGATTATACACCAACAGCTATTAACTCAGCAGGTTCACAAAGACTACAAGATGGTACAAAAATTATAGGTTCATTAAAAGCAAAAGAAGTAATTCTTGTTTGGACAGATAATGCTTTATACACAATGAAATTTATTGGTGCACCTTTTACATTTGGTTTTGAACAAGTTGGTACTAACTGTGGATTGATTGGTAAAAATGCAGCTGTTGAAATTGACGGTGTTGCTTTTTGGATGTCTAATAATGGTTTCTTTATGTTTGATGGTACAGTTAAATCTTTACCTTGTTCTGTTGAAGATTATGTTTATGATCAAGCAGATACTACTAAAGGTCAACAAATTTATGCTGGATTAAATAATCAGTTTACAGAAGTTGTTTGGTATTATCCATCAACTAGTTCTGATTATAATGATCAATATGTAGTTTTAAACTATGGAGAAAAAGTAGAAGGTGGTGTTTGGTATATAGGAACTGAAGCTAGAACATCTTGGATTGATGCTAGTGTATATCCTAAACCTTCAGCTACTAAATTTAATCATTCAGCTACAGGTACTTTTCCTGTAATTGTTGGACAATCAGGTCTAGGTCAAACTATTTTATTTGAACATGAGGTGGGAACTGATCAAGTAAATCCAAATGGTAGTACAACAACTGTTACATCATTTGTAAAATCGTATGATTTTGATATACAAAATGAAGGTACTGCAGGTGATATATTCTTAGCTATGAGAAGATTTATACCTGATTTTAAAGACTTACAGGGTAATGCAAAAGTAACCCTTGCTGTTAAACGTTATCCTCAACAATCAGACTCAACTACTTCTTTAAGTCCCTTTACAATTACTGCAACTACTGATAAAAAGGATACAAGAGCCAGAGGCCGGTTTGTTAATATCAAGATAGAAAATACTGATGTTAGTGAGTCTTGGCGTTTTGGCACATTAAAAATAGATATACAACCAGACGGACGTAGATAATGGCAACTTTATTTGATCTAGCACAAGCATATTTAAACAGAGCACTACCTGAAACTTTTAGGTATGGACCTACAACACCACCTACACCTCCACCTATAACTGATTCACCGCAAGATCCAAATGCACCAGTAAAAAGAATATTACCTGTACAAGGTGGTGGAGATGGATTTAGTGTTTATAATCCTGATCCTAATAGAACGAGAGACAAAAGTAATTACAGTCCATACGCATATAGACAAGCTGCTGAAAGATCTTACATTGGAGCACCTGGTGATTATAGTTATTCTTCAGAAACAGAAGCACAAAAAATGATGGATATGTATCCAGAGTATTATAGAGGTAAACAACTAACAGGTATACCTGGTGCAATAGCAGCTTACGCAAAAAATAGTTTACCAGGAAGAATAATAGGAGGTGTTGCTAATTTTGCTAAGGATATGCTTCCTGTAAATTCAAGAGCAAAATTAGAAAATGAATTATTAGGTTCTGGTATTATGTTAGATGACATTGGAAGAGTTGTAAGTAATGATTACAATACTGCAGAAGGTATTATGGCTGGATACAACGCAGCTAAAGTAACCGATAAAACTTTTGATAAAAGAAGAGAAACTATACAAAAAACAATTGATAGAAAAAAAGCTAAAGGTTTAGATACTACTGTATTAGAAAATAGACTAGAATTATTAGACGAATCACAAGATTTATTTAGTGGTGCTAGAACCAGAACTAAAGATATATTAAAAGAAGAATATAAACAAGATCCTAAGTATCAGTTTACAGGACCTAATGTTCAAGGAGATTTTAAAAGTATAGTAGATACAAAATCTAAAAAAACAATTACTGATAGAGGAAGAGGTCAAAGTAATGTTGGAACAAAATCTAAAACTAAAACAACACCTAAAGGTGGAGGATCAGATTACGGTCAGTTTGGTAGAAGACAACAAAATAAAACTACACCTGGACCTAAACCAGGCAGTTCTAATCCTAGAAGATCTGGAGGACCAGGTGATAGAGGAAGAGGTCAAAGTAATGTTGGAACAAAATCTAAAGGATCTGTATCAACAAAAGGACAAGCTGGACCACCAAGTCAACGAGGCGGAGGCGGCGGCGGAGGCGGCGGCGGCGGTTGCTTCTTAAAAGGAACTTTAATTACAATGTTTGATGGAACTAAAAAACCGGTAGAGCAAGTTGATCTAGGTAATCAAGTTGCAATAGGTGGTAAAGTATTTGCAACAGGTAAATTCTTAGTTAAAAATTTACATGACTATAAAGGTATCAAAGTATCCGGTAGTCACATGGTTAGTGAAAATAACAAATGGGTTAGAGTTGAAGATAGTGAACATGGTAAATTATTAGGTAATGAAGAACACACAGTTTACGTATTTGGTTCTGAAAACAGAAGAATTTTAATTAATGACATCCTATTTACAGATTACTTTGAAGTAAATGAACAAGATAAATTAATCAATAATGAAGAAGATTTTTTTGATAATTGGAAACTGTACGCAAAACAAGATAGTGGAAATAACGTAGACATTATTAATGCAAGCTAGAAAATGGATTGTAAGTAAAGATTATTCTACTATCTCTAATTGGTGTAAACAATACGATTGGGATAATGCTATACCTAAAGAAGTTTTACCAAAGGTAGGTATTATGATAATTGATAAAGAACCAATTTGTGCAGCGGGTTTGTTTATAGATAAAACTTCTAAGCTAAGTTTTATGTGGGGAATATTTTCAAATCCAAAAGTTGGTAAAATTAAATTATATAGAGCAATGAAACTTTGTATTGATGAAATAGAAAAAGAAGCAAAGAGAAATAAACTTTCTTTTGTTTATTCTGTTACAGGTGAAAATGCTTTACATAAATTATATAATAAAAATAAACATATGATGTTATGTGAAAATAATATTAATTCATACATTATGAGTTTAAATAAAAATAAAAACTTAGATTGGATATCATATAAACATGGCTAAAGTAGTAGTAAGAATACCTGAACCTAAAGAAGAGTATGATGTCTCTAACCAAAAACAAATTAATAGAGCAATAGCTTTAGTTGTAGAACAATTAAATTCTACATTTTTAAACGAACAGAAACAGGAGCAAGAAAGATTTTCTTGGTTTGTAAGTGGCTAATATATATAAAAATTCATTAGTAGATTTAACTACTACAGATAATACTGTCGTATATACAACACCATCTGATTCTAGAGCTATAATTAAAAGTATTATAGTATCTGAAGATGCTGGATCAGGGTCTACAATAAGTTTTACTATAACAAATGCTGCATCAGCAGTGTTTAACTTGTTTAAAGACAAATCAATAGCTTCAAAAGCAACAACAGAGTTATTGACTCATCCTTTAATTTTACAAGAAAATGAAGTATTAAAAGCACAAGCAGCAGATGCAAATGAATTACATATAGTTGCATCAATACTTGAAATTAACCGAGACTAAGGAGAAAATATGGCGTTTATAGAAGAAGGCGAAGTAGCATACACAATGATAAATGGCAAGAAAGTGCCTGTTGTAAAATGTGAAACTGAAGTAGT